CGTCTAATTGGTAAACTTCATTCTTACGATTCTTCAGCCTGTGCAAATCTGCTACTACTATCATCTGTTTTTATTTTATTGTTAAACTCTTCTTGTAATGTCTCGTAATCTTTTGAATAATCGGCTTCTTTCTTCCACCAATCATTGAATAATATTTTTTGGTATGCTTCTGCCGCGCCAAACATTGAATTAACCGTAACAACGTCCCAGTGTACGTATGGTTCAATTCGAATCTTCTTCATCATTTGCTCCTGCATAGATGGGTCGGTCTTGTACTTTGTCAAAACCCACTCTTCCAAATTCTTGTCTAGTATAGCACTAGGATCACCATTCTTTCTTGATGTGTCGTAACGCTCTAGCACTGCATCTACCGATTCAATTAAGAAGCGTCTACCCGCTACGTATGTGTACTTATTGTCTTCGTTTTTAGTCTTATCAATTGCCTTAACTACGAAATTTGCTAACGTGTTCTGTACGTACTCAGCAATATTTGTAAGGTTGTTTAATTCGTTGTGTACAGGTTGTAAATCAATGTAACGCCCTGTTGCTGTTTCGCCACCTCTTTGGTTTTTCTCTTTAGTTGTTCCCCATAGAGTAGTAGCCATTTGATCCTCTAGTTCTTGGATTGACTCGGAGCTGTAATTTAGAAAGTCTATATCAGGTGATACATACCCTGCATAATCTCTAATGGCCGGCGACCCCTCACGAGGAGCAGGAATATTAATTACATCAGAAACATCATTGGTAACAACCTCTCCTTTTAAGTCTGGTGAAGCATCATCTTTGCGTCCTGTTCTTCTTACTCCTGACTCGTCCCTATGCTTCATTTTCATGCGCCAATGCAAAGGAAACCCTTTTTGTATTCCGTAGATTGTGTCTATTGATGTCTTTAAAGCATATCTTTCCATGTCTGGAATCACCTTGTCTATCCATGATAGACGGTAATCGCTACCAGTCTCCACTCTTTCGCCTAGCACAACAGACGGCACATCTCCAAATGGGTGATTAAATGATTTTGTCGTGTCCTCTTCGAATGTTAGCCCTATCTGTTTTACGAACCATTCGCGTTCAGCATCAACTACACGCCACAATAAACCGTTAGGAATTGGCGTAGGCTCAAACAATACAACTTTTACAGATTGCCCATCCGCTTTATAATATCTTATGTCCTGTATTGATTTGTAAGTTGGGTATATATTTACTAACTCACCATTTTCTGATAAGTATTCAATATAAATCAATCCGCTAGGATCAATATCTGATAACTGAAATAAGTTTTCAGCTAAGTATTGATGGATTGATTTCTGCCCTTTAAACTTACTAAGAATCGTATTAACCTCTTCTTTAAGGGTGTCTGATTTAATGTCGACATCTACAGAGCCGCCGTTAGCCTGAAACACATTAGAACGTGCGTTAGTTAGTCGAGTCGATAATGACCGAATGTCTTTTGAGTACTTTTTTCGTACAGCGATTCTATCTGTTGATTCTAACTTTTCAATCTGATTAATTAATAATTCTGTGTAGCCTTTACCATCTACAAGGGCGCGTAGTTTAACTGAATATTCTCTAGCTTTAGTTATCCAATGTTTAACCGTTTCATGCTTTTTGATGAATTCGGTTACTTCGTCTATGTTCTTGAAAACTACTTTTCTTGCCATTTTATACAGATAATCTCAAAAGTACGAATATTTTTTGTATTAGTCGTTTAATTCCACAATAGCATATTCCCAAGCGTTAGGAAGGTGAGAATAATCATGTTTAGGTACATTAGCCCTTTTGTCGTGCCATACGTAGTTTCGAACCGACTCAATACAATTCTTTGAGCGCGCGGTGAACACTAACGTAAAAGACTGCGTTAGACTAATTCTGTATCTTACGAAGTTCATGCCGTTAGCACCTCTCTTTTGTACGGTGTGTATGTTTAACCCGCTTAGCCATTCTCCGTCTGGCGAATACATACCGTCTGACATATCAATGACTAATCTTCTTTCGTTGCTGTCTGAAACTATAAAATCATCTGTTCCTATCTTGTCGTGTAGGGATTGCATCAATTGGCCTGCACCTGAGTCGTTTTGATAATGTATTTCGTCAATGTATGCCGTCATAGTGTTCCAATCAATACCAACCTTAACCGCTGCATCTGGATCACTTGATCCTAAATCTAAACCGTAAATGTACGGTATATTATCTGGGAATTCTCCAACCCTCCAATCGTCGTAAATAACACCTTCCGCAGTATCTAGCCAAGCCCCTAGATAGTTTGATTTATACCAACGAATAGCTTTTGCCGTTTCTTCATCTGTTAACTCGCGTTTCTCTATTGGACAGTAGCCCGTTTTGGCTCGTGTTCTCCACTTCCAAGCCTTTTTTAAAAATGATTTGTTTAGGTATTTAGTAGCGACCAAATATGTACTGTGTATTGCTTCTACTTCTGGATGGTTAGCAACCATGATTTGAAAGCCGTCTATATCAATAGGTATTTCCCAATCTTTCGCCCATCTTTTGTATATAAAATGCTCCCTTGTTGACGGGTTCATTATCCATATAACCCTATTTTGAATACCCTTCTTTCGAATAGAGTCATCAATAGTATCGAATGTTTTTTCGTCGTTGAAATCCTCACCCTCTTCAATCACCCATGTAGTGATATTTGGTAATGACTTGAGGTTAGCTGTTTGGTCACCGCTAGAAGTCTTTATTCCTGAGAAGAAAATAAAAGAGCCTGTTTTTAGATTTGTAGCAACCGTTTGTGTGATGCGAAAATCATCAAACATCCCTAACCTGTGTAACGTCTGTTTAAACTCTGGTATAATAGATTTCTCTGCGGATGTCATTGTATACCTTGTGAATAATATACCGTGTCCTGCCTCGTAAGTCAACTTGGCTACAAATTCATGTTCATTCCATGTCTTAGTTGACCCACGACCGCCAGTTAGGAAGAAGTACCGCTTTTTACTTGTGTATAACGGTTTGAATGTTTCGTCAATATTACTCGTTATCATCTGGATCGAAATCATCCATATCTTTCGCGCCTTGCTTCTTGCCGTCTATCCAATTAGTTATTGGAATATTTATGTTTTTGCCGTTAGAAGTTAGGTCTGTTTCGTTTTTGTCTTTATATCCGTGGTTATTCTTAAGGTCGAATATCGTTAACGTTGAATTTGACAGTCCCACATAGCCGTTTATTAGCTTTTGTTTCTGTATTTTAAGCTTGGCTCTTTTTATTGTCCCGAAATACGGCTCGTAACCTTCTTTCTTTTGATAGTTCAATAAAGTGTCCATGTCGCAGTCTAAAACAAGCGCTAAACCTTCTACTGTGTAAGGCTCGAATATCCTTGTTCCGTCTTTAGAAACGTGTACTTCATTGTTATCACACTCTTGAAAATAAGCGTCAACTGCTTCTTGTAGTTCTTCTTGTGTTTTCCACTTCTTTGCGCTTGCATAGTTCCCTATAACAAACTGTCCTTTCTCGTTTCTATCTTCGGTTGCTGCCATCGTCGATCAATTCATGTTATCCATTATTGGATGTTTGTTAATTATGTATTTCTTGCCATTATGCTACTCCTGATTCGTTTGGATTATCATAACATTCATCATCAGATTGATTATATCCTGCACTTGTAGTTGTAACAACTGAGAAAGCGGAGACTTTGGATCACCGCTTAATGCTTCTTTAGAACTTCCTAGGTTTAAGCTTCTTAATATGTCTGCTTCACTTGGCATAGTGCAAGATACTAATTATTTACTTATTGAATATAGCAAGCCTTTACTTCCTGTAAGAATACTATACATAAGTCTTCGCTCTTAGTTGAACTACTTTACCAATCCCTAGGCACTTCCGCTTCCTGTTAAAGTTTTGTTCGCTCAGTTGGTAGATAATTAAATCTTAACGTATTCTTACAGTCGCAAGTTGAGAGGCTTAAAACTCAGAGCTTGACTATTTGTCCAACCGTCCTATATTAGTCTTTCGTTTTTGTTTTACGTGATAAGAAAGGGAAGAAATAAAATCACAATATTTTGTTAGTTATGAGTAAGGGTTTTGGAGTTGAATTGACGAACCATTTTATTCAAGTGTACACTTGCTCCTGTTTTTAAACGCATTTCGCTGTTTGTCCCTAAACTCATAGACATAAAAAAGGCTACACACTTCGACCTGTATAACCTTCCTATTGCGATTCCCCTCGTCGGGTAGAATGTCCTTTAAGATGTAGTTAATGCCGAAGTAGACAATCAATGTCTGAACTAACTTGGTGCTAAGTTACGAATAATTATTTAAACTC